TCAGCTTCGTGCGCAAGCTTTTTGTACGAGCCTCGCGCCGCCTTTTTAATTGAATCCAGCGCAGCCTTGCTGATATGCCCGTCCTTAACGGAACTAAGCACAAGCTCTGCCTGTCGTAGCGACGGTGCCAACGCATCAGCAAGATATGGACTTTGCGCAGCCTCGTTCTTCACGCCCAATGCCGCCGCAACGATGTTGTCAGCAGCTATAGGCACACCGTCTGGCACATAAGCTGCCACCCTGTCCCACAGCGTCTTGTTAACGTCACGCCACGACGACCGAGCCGCGTCGGCATCACTTCTTATGCTCTGTCCTATCGAATACGAATCAAGGTCAGGTCCAAGCTTGTCGGCTATGCTCTGGTTCACGTCCTGCGCCCGTGCATAATTGTGCGCGTCAACCTCGCCCATAATGCTGCCTGTCCCGGGCTTGCCGCGTAACGACTGCGAGAAGGCTTGTGCCTCCGGACTGTCCAGCATACCGACTTCCGGCCTGAATCCTTGCGCCTCCATCTCCGCTATTTGGGACGCGCTCCGCGCCCCAACTGGGCCGACACGCTTCTTGGCGTATGTTTTGATGGGCGAAAATGCAGATTTCGCAGTGTTGCCGACAGCCTGAAACACGGGCCCGAGCACTTTTTCGCCTACAACGTTCAACCCCGCATCAGTCGCGGCTCTGCTGACCTGTTGCGGAACGGTCGGCATCTCTTCGGGGGTAAAAAGCCCCCTCACATAATCGTATGCCGCACCACCCATAGCATCACCGGCGGCCATGGCGGCGGGAACGGTGACAGCCTCTTCCGGCACAGCAGCCTGTGGCCCAAGGTTGCCTAAGACCAGTGCAGCACCACCGCCAAGCGCAGAGCCTGTAGCCTGCGCTACGCCTCGCCAGTCTTGCGCCCTGAGCGAATCCATAAAGCCTGCTTTCTTTTCCGGCGGCTTGGTTGCGCTTGCTACAGCCTTCCAGCCGTCACCCTCAAGGGCGAACACTTCGCCACCCTTACCGCGAGCGGACGGCACCTTTTCCCACGCATCGCCGTTCAGCTTAAAGACTTCGCCCGTATCGGGGTTATGTGCGTACTGCATGACTTATTGCCCCCCTACGAGCACGGCACCGTCTGGCAGAGGCGGCAGATTTTTCTTGCCAGTGCGAGGCACAGCGTTCAGTGAATCCATACCTCTCGTCAAAACATCGTGCTTGCCGTAAGTATCACCCCAAGCAGCGCCCTTTGCGCGGAGGTAGTCTTTATAACCCTTCATCTTCGACCTGAGCGTGCCCCAGCTGTCGCTTGCTGTTGGCAGAAATGATTCAAGTCGAACTTTTTCCTGTTCCGAGACGGCTGCTCCAGAAAGCGCGTTCATGATTTGTGAAGCAAAGTTGCTGATAGCCCCACGCAGATCAACACCTTCGGGGTCGACGCGAGCGGCTACACTTGCAGGCAGCGCGCCCAATACAAACCCTGTCCCGCCTGATAACGGGCTGGAGGGCTGCTCGTTGTACGCCATTTCCCCCGTTTCCGGATTAACGCGAGCGCCCATGATGGAGTTAAATGCGGCTTCAACACGATTGGCATCCGCTACCATCTCTTGCCAGTCCGCGAGGTTTTTGCGAGCGTTCGAGTCAAGAGGAAGGTATGAAGGCTCGCTCGATGATGGGCCGGCACTGCCGCCGAGAAACGATGCGGCTCCAGTATCCATATCAACAATATAAATGCCCGGGCCTTTTGGTCCGTCCATTTCGACCTTTTGCAGGTTAGCCTTCGGCACAGGCGGTCTGGCCTCGTTTTCTGCCTTCAACTTCTGCTTATACAACTCAAGCGCATCCTGCATTTTCTGCTCAGGCGTCCGGTAATGCAGGTCCTCCTGAGTCAGATACGGCAACGGGTTAAACCCGCCATACTTGGCCCTCATCTCTTCCGGCGTCCGCCCGTACGGGCCGATATCGCCAGACAGCAACCCACTGTTCAGCAAGCCCCGCGCTTTCAGCGTGTTGTCCTGTATGGCGTTCTGGCGCTCGCGCTGCTGCTGCTCGGCGTCGTATCGCTGTTGCATCATGTCAAACTGCTGCTGCCGAAAGGCATCCTGCTGCGCCTGCTGCTGCAGCCTGTCGTCCCTGTCTCTGCGGTCGGCCACGCTCCTGCCCATGTTGCGGAAGGCATCGCCAATGGCCTGCCCCGCCATCAGGGCGCCCATAGCCGCACCGGACGGCCCCGCGTAGTGATTGCCGATAGTGCCGCCCATCAATCCACCGTAACGCATGGTGCCTCCCTATTTCCAAGAAAAGAGGTTACCGAAGCCGTTCGCTTCACCGGCGCCGGAGAGCAGCCCGCCCAGCACGGAACCGCCCGCGCCAATCCATGCGCCGAGGTTGTTGGCGGCCGACTGCTTATTTGCAGCGTACTTGGCCGCATCGTTCTGCATGGTCGCGCTGGCCATGGGCGATCCGCCACCGGCAAGGCCAAGGTAGTTCTCAAACATGCGCTGCTGCCATGCCTGTTCGTCCTGCCTGCGGGCCAGCTGGTCAGCGTACGCGGCGTCAATCTGACTGTTGCCCCACTGCGCCTGCCCTGCGGACTGCTGGTTGTTGTAGTCGGTCGTGGTCAAACCCGCTTTCCACTGGTCAAGATTCTGGTCACCGGCCAGCTTATAACTGTCCAGCGTCGAGTTGATGCGGTTCATCTCGTTTTGCATGATGTTCTGATTTGCCAGCGTGTTCGCCTGCGCCGTGGCTGTGGCGTAGTTCTGTGCACCGTCCTGCAGCGCGCCGGACATCAGCCCGCCACCGCGAGAGCCGTAAAGTCCATTAGCAGAAAACCTGTTGGCAATCTGGTTCTGTGCATTGTTCCACGACTGATTGACCGGCTGCATAAAGTCGGCGCGAATCTGGTCCGGAGACTGACCGATGCCCTGATACGCCGTCATAGACGGATCATAGCCGGTGCCCATCAGCCCCTGCGCCTGCTGCTGGTTGGCGTACGGGTTGGTTTTCTGGTCGCCGTTGTAGGTAGGGTATGCGGGGTTCTTGGCGTTGCTCAGGTTGTTTTTTGCCTGACCCAACGACCAATCAACCGTCTGCTGCGCTACGCTCATGTTGACCTCCTGTCATGCTGCACGTCCTGTGCAAGAGCGTTGTTTGCTTGGCGGGTTTATGATATCGGCCATCTTATAGCGTGGCCGCATTTCTGTATTTTACTATCGTTTATAAAAGTGAACAAGGAACAAGTGTCATGACAAAATGGGTGGTTGTGGGAGGTGCCATTATGGCAACCGCAACCACCCCGCAAAAACTTGAACACCTTTCGCCCATCAAAAAAAGATGGGTTTTTTATTGACAACAAACGTTACAAGGGTTAGCAAGTGAACAGGGAGGCCGCACAGTGAGCAACCTAAACATAAGAAATGTCCCAGAAGATGTGCACCGAGACGCAAAAATTGCCGCGTTGAGGGGGGGCAAGACACTGCAAGAATGGGTGATTCAGGCCATAAAGGAAAAATTGGAACGGGAGAAAAAGAAATAAAACGGCCCAGCCCGTGAGTTCGCACCTCACGAGCCGAGCCTAACCACAACCAACCTTCACAGGAGGTTTGTCATGGCTAGCGCAATTATACCTGCTAACACGCCGGAACTCAACATCGTTGAAGGCCGCCCCGTTGTTTCCAGTCTGCAAGTCGCTGAGCACTTCGACAAGCGCCATGAGCGCGTCCTTGAGACAATCCGCAAAAGCATCGCCGAATGCCCACAAGAATTCATTGAACACAATTTTGTGTTGAACAGCTATTCCGATAAAGTGGGACGCACACAGCCCCTGTATTTACTCTCCCGCGACGGGTTCACCCTCGTTGCCATGGGCTTTACCGGCAAGAAGGCGCTTGAGTGGAAGGTGAAGTACATCCAAGCGTTCAACGACATGGAGCGCGCCCTGATGGAAGGGCAGCACGGTCAACCTGTCTGCCTGCCACCAACTGAACTTACCCCAGAACAGCGCCGTCACCTGCACGATGTGATGGATGCAAAAGTTTCGGCAATCCCGAACGAGTCACGCCGCGCCGCCTATTCAGAAGGCTGGACGCGCTTCAATCGCCATTTCCGCATTGCAAAGTACGAACAACTGCCGCCCGAACGTTTTACCGAGGCGCTGGAATACCTGATAGCCCTCAAGCTGAAAACAGGACAACGGGCACTGCCAGCAACGCAAGCGGCATTACCCGCCCTGCCAAACGACCTGCGGCACAGACTTACAGAGCACGCCCGCGCCTGCTTAGACTTCGGCAGCGAGTTTTACGCACGCTACACAAAGCTACAGGCAGAAAGTCGCGCCCTTGCTGGCGACTTGCGCCAACACATAAGCGCTACCCCGTCCTTCGACTCGTCCCCTTCCGGCGCGCTTGCGCGTGAACGGGTTTACGATGCTATGACAACCTTTGCACGCCGTGGCGGGACAATAGTAGAAGCAGGCACCGACAACCTGTACATGACAGCCCGCCTGATGGAAGGGCTTGCAGGAATGAAATAGCCAGTTTCTCACGGAGGGGGCACTAAACCCCCTCCGTTCCACAACCAGTTCCCTATTCGGTTTTCAAAGAGCCTAAAAATTATGCTACGCACTCCACGGGTCGCTCCATACGGTGCCCCATGGACTCATTAGCCCCCCCACCTGTGCAAGCGCAGGCGGCGCTTGTCGTTGCAAGTGGCGCAATTCTTCGGTGCCGTCCTTCTGCGCTCCAGACGTAGGACCGTCGGGGGCGTATCCGTATGCTTGGTTGCGCATCCGCGCAGCGTCAAGCAGTCCAGCAACGCCCTGAGCGACACCTCCAACCCCGCCAGAAAGCGCAGAAATACCCAATGAGGACAAAGAGCCAAGAGCCTGAGCCGCGATCGGGTTCCCTGTCATACCGTATGCAGTACGTGCCACCCCTTCTGTGACGGCAGGCTTCATAAGCCCGCCCACGGCTCCCAATATGGCGTTCTGCCCACCGGTAAGCCCCAAGGTGCCTTTCTGTGTAAGCTGAGAGTACGCCTCCTCCGGGCTACGGTAGTCGCCTTTGAAAGCGGCATCCATCAACCCGCCAAAACTCAACGGCACCTGCCCGAACGTCTTGGCATAATTCGCGACCTGCTCTTGCAAGTGGGCAGGGGCAAGGGACGGGTTCATGCTCAGCACGCTATTAATCCGCTGGTCGGGACTCATGTTCACAGGCAGAAAAGAATTAATCTGCTGCTCTAAATGCCGCTTCTCCTCCGTCCGCTCCTTCTCACTCTGCTCATGCCCCCACATGCTGCGCGCCCGCGCCATGTCGTTGCGCGCCTGTGTGTAGGCGGGCGTTTTAACAGACAACCCCAGATGGTCAGGATCGGCCATGTAGCTGTCAGGGGTGGCGGCAACACCGCCATACGCGGTAACCCTGCCTATAGCCTCGTTGTTGCGGCTCAATGTACCGTCAGGGCTGATATTGTAGTTTTTTTGTGACAACAGCCCGCCGATGCCACCCATGCGGTCACTGCCGCCCCCCAGACCGTCGTTGCGCCTGTCAGACCAGCCGGACATGCCGACCGCGGACCGCGCGTTCTCCCGCGCCTCACGCTCGCGTGCGGTCATGCCCAGGTTCGTGCCCTGCCTGCGGCCGCGAGAATCTCTGTCCGTGGCGTGGGCGCCGGAGCCGACTCCGTTACTGGAAAAACTCATACCTACCTCCCCACCACGGCAAACTCAGCCGTAATCGAGTTTAAAACAACCCGCCCGCCCAGTGTCCGCAACTGCAGCGCTATGCCCGATGACCTCGGTCCGCCGTACAGTACAGGCTCAACCCGCAGCGCACTATCAGCCAGCGGGTAGTCCGCATCGATCAGTTTGTCATATGCGTCGTACAGCGGTTGCCCTGCGCTGCCTGCGCCCACGTCCGTGCGGCCCAGTTCGACCTTGGTCACGCCGTCGGCGGTCACGGCCTCGGCAATCACCGTGCACGGCCGCAGCGGGTCCAGAACCATTTTCGTGCGTTTGACAATCAGGTCACCGCCCAGCCCCTCAAAAAACCGCGTCCGCAGACTGGCGGCGATGGGCGTTTCAACCCCGGGCGCCAGCTCGTCAGTGCCCTTGTTGCTGAACCGGTACAGCACCCCGTCATCACCGGCGATATACACCCCGCGCCCTACCTCCACCACGGCGCGCGGCTTGAACGTGCCGAAATCTACCTGTGTAAAAACGCCATGAATCGGGCAGTAGATGACCGTGCGCGCACTGCTGCCGGTGCGCACAATGCACCATATCTGCGCCAGAGAATGAACGTACGTCATGGTGCAGGCGTCTGCGTTCGGCGCAATCTGAGCCAGCAGCTTGTTAATTTTAATGCCCACAATGGTATCAACGGCAATGTCGCCATACTGTCCGTTGGGCGCCGGAGCCACGGCCTTGAACCCGTTGGTGTCCATCATGTACGCCGCGCTGCCCACGCCTACAATCGCACCCTGACAGCTTGCGGCGTTCTCGCGGCTGACGCTGATACCGCTCCACTGCTCAGGCACTCCGGCAGTGCTGATGCCGTACAGCGACCGGCCCAGCAGGTTACCGTCTGCGTCGCGCCGCACCTTGCTGACAACCAGCGTGTCATATAGCACGGCAAATCCGGTGATGTCGTACCCGTCACCGAACCCCGCCGGAATTACCAGCGCACCGGCGTCGATATCCCATATGCTGTAGTCCCGTGGACCGCTGAAAAAAACCTGATCCGCCGCGCCCCGCGACGCGCACACCACCCGACCGCTGATTTCAGCCAGTGACGTAGGATGGGCAGGGCTGCCCGCAATGGCGTTAATGGATGTGCCGTCATACACGCTCAGCCCTGTTGCGCCGCTATCGGCTATCAGGCACGCCCCGTTGAACGTCAGAAACGAAGGCGGCTCACTGCCTGCAAGAGTCGTCACCTCAGCCCACGTTGTGCCGGCGCGCTCCCACACCTTGCCACCGCTGGCCACCAGCAGCCGCATAGTGCCGCTCGCATCCACATATGGGTGCATGGCCGTAATGGGCGCCGCCAGTGCCGTTACATCCTCACGCGCCAGCCCCTGCCGTGTACACATGCCGCGTTCCGGCTCGTGCCACCAGTTGAACGCACGCGACAGCGAACTGTCAGGGATGGCGTTGGCAGGCGCCGACAGGTCAAGTCCGCCGGACGGCACAACCATGCGCGTATCAAGCGACATATGCTTGCTGCTGCGTCTCGCCATTACAGCAACCATCCCCGCCGCGACCGTACGGACGGCTCGGCCCCTGTGAACTGCGCAACGATATTGTTTTCCAAGTCCTGCAAAAACTGCGTATCCTGACTCACATCCATTTCATCAGTGTTAAACAGCCGCGTCCGCACGTACTCGATGATGATGTAATCAAGCTTCCCCCCCCACGGCATGGAGTCAGCTGCGGTCACAGTCGGGGCGGTCGGCCAGTAGCGGAACACAAACGGAACAGGACCGGCAGGGGTTCCGGCAATCAGCAGCTGCTCATCGTCCACGGCAAACACACTCGCCTCCACGGCAGACATGATGCCTTCCCACCCCTCCTGCGAGAAGTGAGTCAGCGGCCTGTGCGTGTCAGAACGCCACAGCCCGACCACAGCGGCAAAATCGCCCGGCAAGTCGTACGCCTGCACGCCCGCCGTTGCCGTAAACGCGTGCTTCTTGCGCCCAAAGCTCACGGCGTTGCGCTGCAAAATGCCTTGTGCCCTGTTCAGCGCTAGGTTGATCTGCCGCAACAGCTCAGCGTCAGACCATCGGGAGTTGCCGGACGTACCCAGACCGTCGCGGATGTGCTGAAAAATGTCGGTGACGTTCATCGGGCTACCTCACAATGATATTACTCGGCCCGCTCCCGACAAATCGCCGTACAGTGCGGTACTCGGGGTTGTCCGCCAGATACTTGCGCAAATCCTTGCCGGTCAGCACGTCGCCATGTGCGGACGCCGTGGCCTGCAATTCCAAAAACTCGGCCAGCGGTATCTCGCCGATAACGCGCTGCGTCCGCTTGTCGCTAAAGCCGTTGCGCCCAAACTCCCGTTCATACGCGGCCTGTTCGCGAATTATCGCCGCATCGTATGTGGTCACGCGCCGGATCATGTTACGGGCAAGCCTGCCCTTCCCTTCGCGCTGCACAGAGACATGGTTCTCAATATCCATCACTTGTTCAGGCATAATCCCTCCTGCTGTAAAGGGCAGGGCCACGCGGCCCCGCCCTGTATAAGAAAGAAGGATTTACACCTTCACGCGGGTAAGATTGCTAATAACGCCCACGCACTTCTTGGAGCGGCATTTCAGCGACTTTTCGGTCACCAGCATCAGCTTTGTGCCGTCGCCGGTCTTGGCCAGCTCTTCACGTTTCAGCTTGCGGAAAGTCAGCAACTGCATCTTGGCGCGCTCGTACACGAGCACCTTGTCGTACAGCACGTCCGGGTCGGGGGTGGCGTCAATGTCCGGCTCAATGTAGCGGGCCGGGATAACAGCCACGGTGCCGAAATCGGTTTCCACGATGCGCACAGCCATGGTGATCTTCTTCTGGCTGGCGTCGGCGTTGATGGACAGACGCCCGCCCTGAGTAAAGGCGCTGATCTTGCGCTTCTGTGCAGGGGGGGCCAGCACGGTGTCGGGGTCTGCGCCCTGCTCCCACATGTTCTGCAAAATATCGGTCAGGATATCTTCGGTCAGGTGGTTCGTACCAGCCTGCGTGCCGCCGAAGTTGTACGAGTTGCCAGCGTCGGCGAAAGCAATTGCCCCGTCCATCTTGCGTGCAGTACCAGCGGCACCGGCGCTCTTGGTGCTGTTGATCGCGGCCCACTCGCAGTCGCGCGCGATCTCCTTGGTTTTCAGGCCGGTCTGGTAGTTCAGTTCGGACTTGCGCCCGTGCTTTTTGGCAGCCTCCAGCGAGCCGGAAATGGCGAAACTCTTCGCCATAATCTGAGTATAGTTTTCCAGCCGGTCAGGCGGGGTAATCGCCTTGGCTTCAGCGTCAAAGCTTTCAAGCTGCGCGTTTTCGCCAGCATCGCCAAGGGTATCCTCCAGCCACTCGGGGTGGGTGGTGTCACAGCCGTCCTTGCCGATGGTGGCAAGAAAGGGGGTTTCAGTCGGGGCAATGTTGGTAATGAGGCTGTCAACCTCTTCTGCCAGCGACTTGTCCATATTCGCCGTGTACTGCGTGGTTTTTACGTCTGCCATGTTGCGACCTCCTGTCGCTTACAGCCACGTCCTGTGGCCGGTATAGGCGTTTAATCAAACATTGCGCCAAGCGCGTTCAGGTCTCCCCCGCGCGCCCGCGCCGCCAGGTCTGCAAACCGCTGCTTGCGGCTCTGCCCTTGACTGCCGTCGGCGCCGGGGGTTGCCAGCACGGGCGGCTTAACTGCCCGCTGCACAGGCTTGGATGCGGGCTGCTGCACAAACTTACCATCTGCGCCACGCGGCGGTGTCGCCTGTGGTTGCTGCGGCGTTCTGGCGGCAAGACTTGCACGGGTGCGGCTGTACATCTCCATGTACGCCTGCGGGTCGCTGTCGAGCCGCGCATATAGGTCGCGTCCCATCGCTTCGGGAAGCGCCTGCAGCTGCTCGATAATGGCCGTCTGTACATCCTTGTACATGGGGTCGGCTGTCACCTGTGCCTGCACACGCTGAATCGCCTGTGCCTGCTGTGCCTGCGCGAACTGGCTGCGCATCTGCTCAAGCTGCGGATTAAGCATTTGCTCAATCTCGCGCCTGGCCTCCTGTTTCGCCTCCCACTTCATCCGCTCGATGGGGTCTGCAGGCGGTTGCTCTGCCTGTTCGGGCTGCTGCGCGCCCTGCCCCTGCCCGTATGCGGCAAGGTACTGCCGGAATGCGGGGTCAGACTGCAACTGTTGCCCGAGTACAGAAAGCGCTTCAACGTGCCGTTCGCGCTCGCGCAGGGCCTGCATCTGTTGCGTGTAGTCTCCGCCCTGCTGCGCCAGCTGCAGGATTTCGGACATGGGCAGCTCCATCTCCTGACCGCGCACCTTGATTTTGTGCTTCGGCTCGTCCTGTGCTGCGTCGTTACCTTCTTCACCGGCGCTGTCTTTTTTCTCAGACTGGTCGTCTTCCGCTGCGTTCGGGTCGCCTTCCACTTCCTGTGCAGGCTCCTTGGCATCGTCAGTGCTACCGTCGTCTTCGCTGTCAAACATGGCGCCGATATCGTGCGCGCTCAGTTCGTGGGTGGTCTCTACGGTCTCAGACTCCACTACCTGATTCCCCACCTGCGGGGTGGTCTCTGCGGACTCCCGCTCAACGGTGATTCTGTCCACGGTCACACTCCTGTGTCGGGGCAACATCCTGTTGCCCGTGGCATGCTGTTATTAGGCCACGCGGCCCTGTTTTTTTACGCCGCTTTCTCTGTCGCGCACCTTCTTGGCAGCTTCCACGTCTGCAACAAGCACGTTGCGCAAGTCGTTCACGGCGTTTTTCCGCTCAATAAGGGACATAAATTTGTCTGTGTCCTTTGCCGCAAGCGCCAGAATGGATTTGTCATACTCCGCCTTCACGCGCTCAAGCAGGGCTGTGAAGTATGGGTTTTCAAGCAGCTTGCCCGCCTGTTCTCCGCGCTCAATGGTTGCGCCAATCTCGGTGGCATTTTCTTGCCGTCTTGCCATCAAACAGCCTCCATAAATATTAACAGCAGGGCTAATTCATCGTCGCTTGCATCAGGCATCAGCGCGGCTAACTTTTGCGCTGCGCCGCCTACGCGCTCGGCATGTACCGCCTGAAGCCCTTCGGAAGACGCTTGCGCCTTTTGCCCAGCATCCCGCCTGCCTGCTCGCTGGTGCCGCCCTGCGGTGCCGCCATCTTCCACACGGGCAATCCCCGTTGCGTCCTGCAGGCGTCCAGCCATCCACGGAGCGCCGCCCCCACGCTTGACATCTGCCGCCAGATACCCCGCAGAGACCTGCGACAACGGCCCGCCAAGCCAGCCCCCCACCGCGATATACAGAGTGCCCACATTACTGCCTCGTTATTGTGCTGGACGTTCTGCCGTCGCCGCCAATGGCAAGACGGATCGGCCCTGCCACACGTTCCCGCGTGGTCACCGTCATGGGTGCCGACGCATCCAGTCCGGCCAGCCTCCACAGCTCCGTCAGCATCTGCCCTGCGGTCACACCCTCCACCAGCTCAACGGCCCACACGTCCTCGGGCAGCAACTCGCCCGGGGTGCGCACGATGCCGGACATCTGCACGGCAGGTGCAGGCATCAGTATGGCAAGGCTGCCCGTGATCTCCGGCAACTCCTCGACCACGCCGGACATGGCCACGACAGGTGCAGACATGGCAACATCCAGCGCACCGGTAACGTCAGCGCTCCCCGCCATATCAACGACCGGCGCGGGCATAGCCACATGCAAATCGCCCGTTATGTCGACGCTGCCGGTCATCGCCACTGCGGGCGCGGGCATGGCAATGGACAGCGTACCGGTGATGGCTGCCGGATCGTCCAGCGTCTCAACCATGAATGAGTCAACGACGGGGCCGTCAGTAGTCGGGTCGTATGGGGCGGTGTAAAAATGTAACCCGGCAACGCCGTCTGCAATAGCGGTGTCGTTAACGTCGAAAATCGTCACGCCATCAATAGTGCACAGTATGCGCGTGCCTTCAATGGCTATGCGCCACACCTCGGAGCCGTTTTCGGGCAGCCCCCGCGTCACCTCACCTAGTGTTGTACTGCTCCCGTCAATGGTTTTACGCAGAATCGCACTGCCGCTGCGCTGGTGATAAAATGCGTAGTACGTGTTCCCGTCGGCAGAACAACGGGCGCACAGATAGATATTGCGTGTTGTTGCCGTTTTGCGCGCAAGCACCGCCTCAACGGCATAGTCGGCGGAGGGCGGTACAACCCCCGTAAGGACGTTACGGATATAATAAGTGCCGGTGCACGTGCACACCCCGGATAGTATCGTGACGCTGCCGCCGTTCGAGCTGTACGTCTCGGTCCACGCCGAATTGTGCGCAGTCAGCAGCGTGCCGTCGGGGCTGCCTGTAAAATCATCAACGTACAAAACGCCCACTACACCACCTCCACGCAGCCCACGGCAAGCATGGCGTCATGCTCTTCCGGTGTCGGGTCGCACAGCACCACCAAGCCGCCCTCTGAATCGGCGCGCTTGCTCCAACCGGACACAAGCCCGCTGCACACAGGGCGGTACGGGTCGTCCTCAGTCCCCGTGCCGGTTATGGGGCAGACGTACAGGCGCATCAGTAGTTCTCGGTCATGGACGCGGAATCGATGGACACGTTCTGTCCGGCTGCAATGCTCGTATTGACGAGCTGCAGGTCGCCACCGCCGCCGGTTGCCGACACACTGCCCTGCACATGACACGTCGCGCCCTGCTTGATGCGGAAGTGTCCTGCAGTGCCAGCAGCAGATGCCACAGCGCTCCACGCACCGTTTTTACTCACGACACCGGCAGCGGCAGCGGTCAGCCAGTCGGCAGGCAGCTGGATGGACACCAGCAGGTCCCCGCTGTCAGCGGTGGTCACGTCGGCAGGTGCGGCGCCGGAACGGATTTCCATCACAGGGGATGCACCGATGGCGCTTCCAATTGCGTTAGCGCGGGCATTTTTCACGGCTTCGCTGAAGTTTACCATTATTGCTGAACCTCCGTCGCAACGGCCCCGACCAGCTGTCCGGACTCGTCGCGCTGTAGTACGATTTGCTTCTGCCCACCGCTAGGCATCATCACCGGCACAACGACCGGCTGCTGGCTCGCCTCGCCTCTGGGCGCCATTTCAGTTTGGCCCGCCCCGCCGTCCTGTGCAGGTACGGGCGCGTTCGACTTGGCAGCCGCTATTTGCAACTGCCCCTCGAGCTTTTTCCACTCAAGGGTCATTTTTTCTTGCAGTTCACGCCATTTCAATTCCATTTCCTGCTGCAACTGCTGGCTCTTAAACTGGTACTCGGCCTGCATTTCAGCCTGTCGCAGCTCCGGGCTATTCTTGCTCGCAGCCTGCTGCAGCTTGGCGTTTTCCTGCTGCACCTGCTGTAGCTGCTGCTGCAATCCCTGCAGTTGCTGCATTGCCTGCTGATTGCCTTCAAATCCATCAGGCGGCAGCATCAGGTCGTCAAACGGCACCCCTTGCAACTTGCCGATTTTCGCCTGTGTTTTAATCGCATGTTCCAGCGTCGCGGCGCCCTGCGGTATGGCAAAACCAGTCAGCCACTGCTGGTGCTGGATCAAGAACTGGCTCTGTGCCATGCGGTCTTGCGGGCCTACACCAACTTCAATCTCTATGGAGTAATGCCCGTCGAACAGCCCCGGTTCCGGCTGCATGTCCACGTCCTCGATGTGCGGCTCCCACATGCGGTTGATCTCAACCATGTCACGCAGCGCGTCCTGAAGCGTCTCGCCAAGCACCTTGGCGTAAAATTTCTGTCGCTGCTGGCCGGAACTGGAAATAATCGAAATGCCGGTCGCGGTTTTGTTCAGACTGTCAGCGTCCAGCCCCTGGTTGTACCGACTGACACCGCTCTTGCGCTCTACGCCACCCTCGCGCATCTCGATAGCCTGCAGCACTGCAGGGTTCGGCCCCGGCACTTGCGGAAAAGACACCTTGCTGTTCACGTCACCATTCACGAGCAGAGACTCGCCGGGCACACGGTCATTCCACTCGGCCTGAAACTCGGCGTCACTGGTTACAGCTGTCGGGCAAGCGGCTTCAGCGGCGGCATCCACAAAAAAACGCTGCAGGTTGGACAGCTCCCTCTGATCGCTCTCGAGCACCAGCGGCATAGCCTTGCCTTCCAGCCTGTGGGCAACCTCAATCAGCCGCCCAACGCGGAACGGCGGGCGTTTATACGGATTCTTTTCAACGGACAGCACCACATCACCGACCATGCGGACTATTACAGGTTCCAGCAGTCCGTCGTCGTCGATGTCCAGACGGGTGTAGATCTCCCATATGTCGATAGGCCGCGCAGCCTTTGCCGCCTGGTGATCATCGCTAAACGGCCCGTTGTCGTATTCGGCAACGGTCAGTCCTTCGTTGTCGTACTGCTCTCTCGACTCCTCTACGGTGATGTCACCCTGCAGGCTCCCGCCAGTCTCATCGGGCAGATTTTCAAGCAGTCGCTCATAGCTGCCCTTGCGGTAGATTCCGGCATTCTCGCCCACCTTGATGTCGTGCATCATGCTGGGCGTCCGATGCGCCACAATGCGCGCCGTATCTACGTCTCTGCTGCCTGCCGTGGTGTAAAACTCCCATGCAGGCACCGGCATAAATTTAGGACCACGAAACTTAATTTCACGGCGGGTCGTCTTCACATCCTCAAGCCATGTCGCAACCTCGCCGGTCATGGGGTCGACTGCTTCTTTGGGCGTGAACTTGATAAACTGATATCCGTCCTGCTCAAGCTGCGCCGCCTCTTCCGTCGTCAGGCGGTCGAATTCGACCTCCTCGTCGTCGAACTCCTCAACGTAGCAGATTTTCAGCGGTGACAGGTGGTATTTGAGCGCCGTGTCAACGAAATCACGAATCGCCCGTTCGCCCTTCTGCTGCACAAACAGTTGATGCCGCAACACCTTGCGCACCTTGTCGCCGCGCTCTGCATCGGCCATCTTGATAGTGAAAAAGTCGGGGTGGCTGAATATCGCGCATAGCCCCGGCTTCATCCACTCGACGGCCTCATACACGGTCGACGCAACCGATCTGGAAAATCCGTCCCGCTCGTTACCAAGGGGTGCCATATCGTACAGGTCGCGGCACCGCTTGCGCTCGTTCGAAAGCTGATCGCCCCAGTCCTTTGCATCCCGCAGGGCCGGTTTAATGATAGAGACGATCTCCTCGTCACTGATGCGAATCTTACTAGGCACTATGCAACCCTCCGTGGGCGATTAACTGCGCGGCGCGGCTGTACGAACTGGTGCCCCAGTGCCAGATAGCGGAACGCATCCGAGCCGTGGCTGGTCCAGTCGTGCACTGGGCGGTCGTGGTAAATTTTTCGTTCAGGGTCATATTCACGGCGGTATTGCCTCAGGCAATCAATGCCCTGTTTGCAAGCGTCCTTATCGAAATGGCACTTGGGCAAAAAACTACGCACAGCGTGTATGCCGTCTGCCAGAGACTGGGCAGGCACCACCTCCACATTGCGCATGCCGAGGCTCTGCAGTGTCTCAAGGCGACTCTTGCCGGAACCGAGTTCAGTCACCTTCACATCATGCGGCAGATAGTGCTTTGCAAACGTGTAGCCCTGTTCATGCAGCCAGTTGACGTAATGTCCCAGCCCTTGTCCGCTGTTCTCGTAGTAGTTGATAATGCGCATCTCGCCGCGATACTCTTGAGCGCACCATATGGACGTTGAGTCACTTACGCCCAGGTCCCATGCCGTGTAGACCGGCAAGGCAGGCTCCCAAGGCACTCGGTCAAACCGGCCTTGAGTCTCCATGTGCTCTATGATTTTGGCGTAGTAGGCGCCCACAAGTGCAGCATCAAAACTAACCTCATACTCCTGACGAAACAGCGCGTCCCCGTCGTCCGGCCCGTACAGAATGGTGTACTCGCGTCTGGCTTCTGCGAGCTGCTCGGGCGTAAAAACCCCTGTCTCAGAGGCAGGCAAGCGCTGCACGAACCATCTCGGGTCGTTCTGCTTCTCTTCAAACAGCTTCGCCGCATGGTTCCGGCCTCGCGGCGTCCCGTTGAACAGTGCCCATCCGCCGTTTTCATCCAAGATGGGCCGCAGATACGCCCACGCCAGCGGGTTGGTCAGGGGGTACTCGGAAAATACCAGCCCGTAGGGCGGCGAACCCACAAGGCTGTTAAAATTATCAGCACCAACGAAATGAATCATCGAGCCGTTCACCAGCTGGATATCCATTGTCGTGCTGCGCTTCGCTCTGCATATAGCATCCGGGAAAGCCTCATCTATGCGGCGGCGTCCGGTGTGCGGGTTCACGGCATCCCATATCGCCTTGCGCACCTGGTTAGCCTGCGGCAGCATATACCAGTAGGTGGCCGGTTTGCGGATCGCAGCGGACGCAGTGAAATGCAGCCCGTTGTCGTCTTTACCCGCGCGGCGGTGCCACACCAGCAGAATGCGCTTGCCTGCCGGGTCGTCTCCGGCATAGCGCCACATCGGGAGCTGGTACTCCCGAGGCGTCCAGTTATTTGGAATCCGAATCCGCAAAACTCACAACCTCAACGGTCAGCGGCCCACCATCAGCGCCGGTCAGTTCGTTTTTACTCCGCTCCGCGTACTTCTCAGGGTGATGAGCTTTCAGCAGGCAAATCAGCAGTGTGTCCGAGTATTTGCGCGTAGTGCCGCATTGAATACCCTTGTGCCACACAGGCTCGTCCCATCCTTCCACGGCACGGCGTCTGGCCTCGTCCTCAAGTCGCGCAGCCCCGATTCGTGCGGCCTCGTCCCAATCGGCGGCGAACTCTTCATCACGGGCGCGACGTGCATACAGCGCAACACGGCTAAGAGCAGCCTCGTCAGCGGCCCTCGCTACGTTGCCGTATTCGGAGAGCAGCGCTAAAAACCGTTGCAGCTTTTTAGGTGTCACTGCGTTGTCTTTCCGCTGCTTCGTTTTCGCCTTCTTCGCGCCTGCCATCGGTTGCCGTCTCCTATCCGATAATTCCGCCCTTACATCGGGCTTCGCCTGCAGAGTCGGTATCGCCTGCCATCCTGCGTTCCGTCATATGTGGCGCATCTGTTTCGCCATATGTGGCGAATCCACTATATCGACTACTTTTTAACCGCACCCGCCATATCGTGGCTCTACCCGTACGTACTCGCTCCATCAGCCCGGACGCCTCAAACTCGGCAATCGCCCTGTCGAGAGTGCGCCCCTTCAATCCGGTTCGCTCTTCAACGGTGTCGCGCCTGAGCCGTGCATATCCGCGCTCCTCAATGACGGCGAGGGCAACCACGGTGCCGAAATTCTTCGCGTGCGACGAAAGCGGCGCATGTGCAACGGAGCGCACAAGCTCCAGTTTCTCGCTGACTGTCATTGATCATCACAAATGCCTATATGGTCTGCCTTCAAACCACACCCGCCAGTCACAGGAGGTCATATCGCCGTCCAGTATGCGGCGGGACTTGTACCCCCACCAGCGGCCTGCTGAGTCCATCCAGACAAAGTGGGGCAACCATCGCAGCGAACCTTTCAACGCCTTGATGCGCCCGCCGTGCAGCAGCCACATCGCCAGCGCCCAACACAGGCAGTTGGAGCGGCGCGGGGTGTACATTATTTCCGCGCCTCGACGCGCGTTACCCGCGTGTCAATGTCGTCGACTTTGGCAGACAACGCGGAAAACTCCTCCCGCGTGGCAAAATTCTTTGCGTTATCAAGCTGGCAGGCATGCTGCGATGCCTCAAAACAGTCCATGCGGCGCACCACTTTGGCAACGGCGTCTTTCAGCTCGGACGTCCAGAGCCGTAAAAAGACGAGCACGAGGCCGGAGCCGACGAGGGGCGACAGGAGAGACAGAATATTGTCCATGAGTTACCGCGCTATGCCCTTGCTTTTTTCCCACGACCGCAGCCCCCCCATGCCCAGCATGCCGAGTGTCAGCTCCCACAACACGCCATCCAGCACTGGCAACGGCGGCGCAGTCGGGTCTCCCCACATCAATACGCACCAGACCATCACAGGGCGAAAAACCACATAGGCCACCCCCGCCGCGCAGCACCAGCCGATACAGGGCCGCCACCCGGCGACAAAAATCGACCGGTGAGCGGCCTCGGTTCTGTTGATCTCCCGCTGGTCGGCATCGGCCTGCGCCGCGATAGACAGCATCTCGCGCTGATACTCGGCCTCAGCTCTGGCCCGCGCGTTCGGGTCAGGAATCAGATCGAGCAGTTTCTGAACAGCCGGACCGATCAGGGGAATAAACGCGGCAAATCCCATCACCGCACCTCGCCATCACGCATCTGCAGCGCCAGACGCGTGGCGCGCGTTTTAACCTGCCGCGCCCATTTGCTGTGCAGCATCTCGGTTGCGGCCGCGTCCCAGTCCTGCCGATCAATGGCGGACAGCATCATGCGGAACGTGCGCAGTCTGGGCAGCCCCAGATTATACGCCATGTCGATCAGCACATCGGCGCGCACGTCCTCCCCCTGCCCGCGCAGCGCCACATACTGGGGCAACCCGCGCAGCTCACGTTCTACGCGCTCGGCGTCGGCCACCAGCAGTCGGTGTGCCTGATCCTCGTTAATACGGGTTCCGTCCGTGATGCCCGGCACAGGGTGCGCGTCCAGATTATGCCCGTACCCGATGGTGCGGGCGCCTGCCGAACAGCGGTACACCTCAGGGGAAAACCCCTCATGTCGTTTGATCTGGTCGATTATATGAGGCGACAGCACTACAGCACCTCCAGAGCGCCGGAATAGCAGAATGGGCACACGCCCTCGGGGTTGGTGGATATGGTGCCGCAGACACGGCACAGAGCAATCACAGGGATGCGCGGCGCAGGATGGGGCCGACACACAGCGGCGCACGGCCTGAACTGCCGCTCCGCCATGTCGTACTGGCACCTGTCTAACGCCGTCCGTCTATCCATATATCTATAGTCGCATGGCGTCAGGTGCGGGGCGAGGAAAACAGGGTTGGAAAACTGGTTTTCCAACCACAAAGAGAAAGGCCCGTTATCGGGCCTCTGTTCACTGGTCTATCGGTCTTGGTGGTATATAGTCTGTCACAGATTCATGCGTCTTTACCACTCCGCCACATTGTGGGCAAAAGCACACCCTGCTTTTCCCGCTACCTACGCCCGTCACCGTTTTCAGTATTTCCGTGGGGACACCGCATGTAGGGCACAAAACCCCTCCTTTGCCTCTAGGCCGTGCCATACCCACCCCCTGAGAAAACATAGCTCGGCACGGGCATCAGGCGCCCGTCCATACTGGCAACGCGCTTCCGCGTCGCTGTTGCCGTGCCCGCCGCTATGGCGGTTTTCACCGCCTTGCGCACACGATTTTCTGTCCAGCCTGTTTTCTCCACCAGCTCCGCCACCGTCCACCCTTCGCCGCTGTCTGCGTCCGTCTCAAACAGCACCAGCAAGTCAGGGTCCACCATTACGCTTTGACGGCTTTCGGGCGCGTCCGTTTGATGTCGAGTAGATGTGCCTGCCACGAAAAACCTCCGTCGTCGTCCACGTCAAAATGAATAAAGCCGAAATCGACTATGCCGGAGCACTGGCGCACCCCGTACTTGCTGCCCGGCCCCTGCAGGGCGGGCGTGGTCATGGCTATGTGTGTCGGGTCGCCGCTGAATGCGTGGTAGTGAACGTGGGACCGGACAATCACGCGCGCTTTCGGTGCCCAGCTGCGTTCATTCCACAGCACGTTCCACAGCCGCTCACGGGCAACCGCCGTATGCCTGCCATGCGGCACGCCTGAACTGCCTACTTTGTGTTTAAAATCAAAGACACACCCGTTCACGTCCAGCCATTCGTGGCCTCCAGCCATGCCGCCTACGCGCTCGGCAAGGATGGATTCCCAGTCCTCGCCGTCAGGTCCGACGTGATACGGCGTACCGTGGATGATCAGGTGGTTCGCAGCCTGTGCCTCCTCGATGCAGGCCGCTGCCATTCTGGTCTGTTCGTTGAGGTCGGTTGTCAGCAGTTCAGAACCACCGGAGCGTGAGCCGCGTCCGTCGATGGCGTCCCCGTTCACCACCAGCCAGTCTATGGGCTGCAGGGCGCGCAATTCTTTGCTGAACCACGTGTATAACTCCCGCTGCAGCCGCCCCCACTGTATGCGCGGGTCGTCCACCTCCCCGCGTGACGGCAGCTGCCACCCAGGCGGGGTCAACCCGGCAAGGTGTCCGCAATGCAGGTCGCTGAGTATGACTATGCGTTTCATTGTGCTATCCGCGATGGTATATTGCCCTTCCGCATCTTGTCGGCAAAGTGGCTGCCGACACCTATATGCCCGGTGAAAAGAATACCCTCGCCGTCAGCCATTCCCCCAATAAGCGCATCCAGCGCCGCCATGCCACCGGCGGGGTCAAACCGGTGCCAATGCGTAGCCTCGCCGGGCACTATTGTGCGGCCCTGCGACGCGCTCGCGCCGGTGTGCAGCTGCACTACCCATACCCGCTCGCCGTCATACACCCACTCACCGCGCACGGGCCGCATGAGGCGCACGCTAGCACGGATAAACACGGCCATAACCATATGCCGCACGCCGTCCGGCAGGTCCTCGGGAGCGCGCTGCGCGAGCATATACTCGTCGCCATAGCCACGGCACCCCTCGACGAGCGGCGTGCCGTCCGCCTGCGTTACGTATGTGCCGGACCATTTCGCCCGTACACCATCCTGCGCCAGACAGCTGGCAAGTGCTGTGCCGTCGGGGTCGTCTGCCTGCATCAACTCGTATGGGTCACGCCAACCCCTGCAGGTTGTGTACTTGCCCGGCATCTGTACCGCCGGACTAGTGCGCATCCACACGACACCGCGATGTGTGCGCGAGCCTATTGTAAACGGAGTAAGCGCCCTGTTGCGCGGGTAAACCGTGGCCGATGGCACGGGCAGGCCAATACAGGCGGCAACCAGCAGGCCAAACGCTTTGTCGCCGATATGCCGTGAAAACCGGCACGGCCAGAACATGGACGGCTGCACGTCAATGGCGCCCACATGCTGCGCTTCCCATATAATTGCCGTGTCGTGCAGGTACCCGCGCCGCGCGGGGTGCACCGAGAACTCAACGCGCGTTTCATCATCAAACCCGGTACACAGTGCGGACAGTTCGCCATAAACGTGTTGCAGCATTGCCAGCCCCGTACCGCGCGGCCATGCCGGTATATCCTCGGTGCTCTGTTCGACAAAACGCGGCGTAACCCCCGGCGCAAACTCAACAACGCCGCCCTGTATGACACCTGAAACACCACCGTCATCGAGTGCTATTGATTCGTTAATGATTACGCTGTACCCATTATGGCACAGGCTGCGCGCGGCATTGGCCGCATCAGCAGCGTTCAGTTCACGCAGAAACGGGCACCCCTGCGGGTCATCGGGCCTGTAGCTGCGCACATTCAATAAGCCCTCGCCTGAGCTGTTTATAAGGTTTCGGGCGGCGTCATCTATACCATCAAAGGCATGACCAATCCCCCAGCCGCGCACAGCGCTGTACGTCTGTTCCATCGCCGGGGTGAACGCAACAAATTGCGCCACATTGTGCCCTGCCACGACCATGTCATGCAGTACTCTGTCCTTACGATGCATTGCCACCCCCTTCGCTGCTAGGCGCACCTTTGCCCGCCTCTATCTCCTCAAGGCTTATCACCGTGGCGGCGATGTAGTTAATCGCGCCGTGCAGCTCTGCTATGGCCGCCCCCGCCCCGCGCAGCTTGTACAGTCTGCCGGACTCAATAGTCTTTTTGATTGCCTGATAGGCCAACGCGCCCACAGGATGGTCGCCCACAAGTCGCGTAATCTGCATAATGGGCTGGTCTTCAAATCTGTTGTTGTCGGCGTGACGCTCCCTGCCCTTGCCGTCACTGGCCTGCTTACAGGCATCCTCAAGCACTTTGCGCAGCGCGCTATACCTGTCTTCCGTCATACCCCACTCCGTCTCGCATGGTCTCTGCGCGCCTGTTCGGGGAACGGGCACGACTCCAGTTTATGCAGGGGCACACGCTTACCGCGCTCACCCCACATTATGCCGCCTATACAGTCCCGCGCCCCGATACAGCACTGCCCCGCGAAATGGGGACTATCGCACGGTTTCAACATCACTGTGCCACCTCCGTAATCACGTTCAACGCCTGCTCCACCGTCTCCACCACATGCACAGGCGCACGGTTGCGCACCTCAAGCAGCCACCGCGCTTGGTCGAGCGTCAGCTTGCGCTTGCTTTGCGCCTTGCCACCGTCCTTAACCTCCATCACAAACCAGCGCCCCCGACTGCCCACAAGCAGATCAGGGACGCCTTGCCCTGCCGGGGCCATGGACTGCACAAAGCAGCCCACAGCCCGCAGCGCCTCCACAATCTGAGGCTGGTTGTCGTCGATCTTGGCGGCTCGTCTGCGCATTTAGTCGACATCCTCCACCCATGTTGGCGGCGGCGTCACATCAAACCTAACAGCCGGGATTGTTGCATTGCCGTCCACCAAAGCCCGTACAATTCGATGCCAACCGTCCATAATAAATCCGTCTTCATCCAGAATGACGGGGGCGCTAGTATCGGCATTGATCACCCTTTGCATATGCTCTGCGAAGCGCTTTGGTGTTTCGATAGGGTCCCAAATGGTGCGGCTTAAATCGACACAACACAAAGGCATGTCGAACACTGGCAGCTCTTTGGCATATTCAATCAGCGCAGGGACAGACCAGCGTTTGCTACCAGCGCGGAACTTGTTGGTTGCCACGCTGGACGCCTCAAGCTTTACTGATGGGTATTGCGACATCTCACCTCCTAAAACGGCACATCGTCCATGCCGCTTGTTTCGCTCGGGAATGAAGGCCCGATGTCATCCGCATCGTAGCCGCGCTGGCGCTGCTGCCCGTTGTTGCGGCCCTGCTTCTGCCCCTGCCCAGATGCACCGGCACCATCGCCCTTCCGGTCAAGGAACTGCACACGCTGGCCTTTGATTTCGGTGGTGTATCTGTTCTGGCCGTCTTTATCCTGCCACTGGCGGGTTGTGATGCTGCCCTCCACATACACCATGCTGCCCTTGCTCAGGTAGTTGGCGCAGTTTTCGGCGGTGTTGTTCCATACAACCACGGTATGCCACTCCGTGCTTTCCTGCCGGTTGCCTTCGCGGTCCGTATAGGTTTCGCTGGTGGCAATGCGCATACGCGCAACAGGTGTGCCGGACTGTGTGTATTTAAGCTCAGGGTCAGCACCCAGCCTGCCTATGATCATCACTTTATTCAGACTCATCACATCCTCACTTGGTTGTTGACGGCCGCTTCCAGCTTCCGGATCTGCATATCCAGATCGCTGCTCCTCACGCCCCTGCGCTGCAGCTCTCTGGCCGCTGCCAGTGCCCCGGCGTCGTTTTTCCCTATCCGGCACTGAATCATCTGCACCCACAGGCGGGCATTGCTGCTGCTGTTTCGTGCCACTTCTTCCAGCGTCTGGGCGTTGCGCGACTGCCCCGCCTCAGTCTCTGCCCTGCGTACCGTCTGGCACTCCTCGTGGGCATCCAGCACCATGCGACCCACATTGGCGCCCCGCGTCAGCCGGTCGCGCGTACTCAGCAGGTGGTCAACGGCTGCACTCAGCTCGGCGCCGCTCAGGTGGCGCAACACCCTGCCGTACAGTTCCAGCGTATCGGCTGCAGGCTTCGGGTAGTTGAAACCGCGCCACACCGCGTCCAGTGCGCGGTCTATGTCCAGTTGCGTCAGCATACGGCAGCCTCCTGCCGAACCTCGCTGTGCAGCAGCAGCTCAGGCGCACATGCCGCCCGATAGGGTTCGGGGTTCAGCCTGTGGTCGCTGCAATATCGCTCCAGCCCCTGCACGCCGTACGTTTTGGCGTAATAGCGCACGTCGGCAATCTGCGGCAGGCTCTCCGCTTTCTCGCGCTCCACAGGCGGCGGCGACTCCCACAGTCGTTCACGCAGAAATCTGGCCAGCCCCGGAGCAAAGCCGCGCTGCCACTGCCCGGACTTCGCCCACGCCTCCATGCCGGAAAACACAGGCTCAAGCGCAGCAGGACCGTGGTTGCGCCCGAAAAGCTGAATAAACTCCGTCAGTCCGGACCGTGGCCCTTCTGCCCTGCCAACCTCGCTGTATCGCTGGCGCAGCTCTTCAAACGCGATTGCCGGTGACGTGTGTAGGTGGTCTGCCGGTGAAGAAGCAGAAACATCAGCCTCGGCACTCACACACACCTCCCCCTGCGAGGGGGGTAAGGGGGGTGTAGTATTTCTTCTTGCTTTATTATTACTTCTTGTCTTGTGGCCCTCATCCATGCCCACTTGCTGGCCCATCTCCGTGCCCGTCTCCGTGCCCTCATCCATGCCCACTTGCTGGCCCATTTCGGGTTTCCTGCCCTGGTAACTACTCCAATTTACAAATGAAACTACGGTATATTTACTGGCCGTCCTGCTGGCCACTACGCCCATGTTTTTTAGTAGTTCCAAAGCAGTGCGCACCTGCTTTTCAGACAGATTCAGGTCTGCGGCGGCGCGGTGTCGGCCAAACAAAACATCACCAGCACACAGGTCGACCACAGCCCCGCCGACAACCCGCTTGCATGGCTTGTGTGACGCACTCAACAGCAGATAGCCGAACAGCTGCCACGCGGGGCCATTCTGCAATAAACCGCTATTAAGAATTTTGCGGTAAAATTTCACGTAACCACCGCTCACTACTGCCACCTCCTACACTCAAGCAGAGCCGCCCACACAGCCACCACAACGGCTATCGGCTGTCCCGACTTTCGGGCCACCAAAGGCCACTTATCGTCAGACACAGCACCGTGATACCAGCGGAACCACTCCATCACGCCACCTCCGGCACTTGCCGCCACTCCTGCCCGTCCAGCAGGTGGCCTGCGGCTTTCTTGCCGCCGCGGGAGCAAGGCCACGCGCCATCATCGCCTGCCCCTGCCTTCGCACGCAAAACGCCATCAGAGTCCATGAAATGGGTATTGCGTGCTCCGGTAAAAGCCCACTCACCCCACTGCTTAAAAAAGAAAGGCACACCGGCATCCACGCACTGGTCACGCAACGAGCGGAACCAGTCGGGATGTGACGGGCGGGCATTCGGGCCGGACTCGCCGCCAGCTATTACCCAGTCGAGGCCGCTGCCGTGCAAGGGCCATATCTGTGCAGCGCAACCGTTGTTGTCTTCCACAGTAACCAGTGAAAAGTTCACCGGCCCCAAAAGCGGCTCACAACTGACAAACCGCTTTGCCGCCGGAGTTTCAAGCAGCACGGGTATGCGCTCATCTGCCCGCTGCTGGTCTTCGACTGTGCAGCCAATCCAGACGTTGGGAAGCGGCTCACGAGCTTTGCAACGCTCAACAAGATATTCCCGCATCCGCTCCGGCCTCTTTGTCAGCACTTGGAATGTATGCTGCGGACAAAGAGCCATGACGGCAAAAACCTTGGCAATCCATTCATCAGGCACGGATTCATAAAACAAGTCAGACATGGAACACACGAAAATTCGGCGCGGCTTCTTCCATGACAGCGGCTTTTCCAAAGCAGCATTGTTAAAACTGCACTCTCCGCTCCACTTGCCGTCTTTTATCGTGTCTGCGTACCAAGGTGTTTGCGGATTAGCCGCCAACCTGCGGGCCATTACTTCCGCATAACAGTTTTGACAGGCTGGACTAACCTTGCTGCAGCCCACGATGGGGTTCCATGTTGCGTCAGTCCATTCGATTTTGCTGTTCTGTGCCATAGCTACTGCCACCTCCCGCACTCAAGCTGTGCAAGCTGCATCTCTGCAGCGCGGCGCACCCACTTAGCGCCCTCGCGCTCGGCAATCTGCGGCCCAACAACTTCGGGGATGGATGCCAGCACCCGCTCGGCTTCCAAAAGTTCCTGTTCAAGTAGGAACTTCTGGTTGTTGACTTCTGCTACGGTTTTGTGCATACTTAGGTCCTCTTCTCGCTTCCGATGGTCGGAAGGTTTGGCCCTTGTTCCCGCAAGGGCTTTTTTATTTCTGCTCACCAGCCATAAACGGCGCCAACTGGTCGTGGATGGACACAGCCAGCTCAAACAGTGCCAACCTCTCGGCCTTATCCAGTTTTCCGTCCTCCAGAAAATCCTTCAGCCCGTCAGCCAGCCTGCCCACTCCCGTCACCACGCTTGCCAGCTGCTCATACGCGCCGCTCTCCGCCACAGGCTCACCACACACAGGGTGCGGGTCATGCCCCAGCCCGCCGCAGATCAGCCGCAGCGCGTCGTGACTGCCAGTCAACTGCATAATCTTCACAGCATCTTCCAGCCCAAGCTTTGCACGGTCGCCGCCAAACGGGTTCAGCTCATTGTAAAGTGTCCCCGGCGCTTTATTCAGGTCAGCGGCAAGCCGCTTCATGCCGTACTGCTGCGCGGCGGCCTGCAATGCCTCCAGCACCTTGTCATGTGTGAATGTGGCGCTCATTTTCATGTATCCTTTTGTATAAACTCGTTTATCCTGTTTAGCATGGATTTATCGTTACCGACCATCCATGCACACCTTTCCGTCCGCCGGTGTCACAACGGGTACTCCGTCGCCGTTGTGCGCCTCACGTTCCCCGACCGCGTCGAATGGTTCACCGACCGCCTGTCGTCCCATGCCCTCACGTCCGCAGAAGCCGACGCCGCTGTCAGCGCGGCAGCAGCCCGTTACGCGCAGGGCCGTTGCCGCGTTGTCCGGCAGGGGGTGCTTTGTGTTTAATTTTCTCCTCCTTCCTGATATGGGCTTCGATAAACACATCAGACTCCCGTTATCGGGAAGGAGGAAGGTATGAGTAAAATTGGTGATGCCACTTTTGTTGGAGCCTCCGGGAAGGAATATGTTTTCGGCGTCTTCCCCCTCGGGACCACTTTTAAGGAAATAGCAGGGCTGTATATTTTCGGAAAACTTGTGTCTACTGGACTGATGGGCGGTGGCAGTATTGCTCCGCTCTACATTGGACAGGCGGGCGACTTGGAACAACGCATATTCGGCCACAAGAAGCTCGAGTGTGCACAAATCCATGGGTTTAACTGCATTTGCGCCATGGCATTCAACGGCACCAGAGCACAGCGAATTGATGTAGAAACGGACTTGCGGCACGGCAACCCTACTCCGTGCAACGACCAGTAGGCTGTGATACGTCGGGGGTCTGTGAAAAGACCCCCACACCGTACTGCGCACCTGCCAATCTGCGCTTGGCTTCTTCGGTAAAAGGCTCAAGGCCACGCTCTCTCAAAATCTGCTTGTGCATCTCCGAAGGGCACGGCAGGTCCCGAAGAACCGCAAAAAATGTAGGACATATATAGACGACATCAAAAATTTCCACCTTGCCCGTGTGGTGCGCTTCATGAACGCAGACATAGCAGCCATCATCAAGTTTGATGTGAAACTTGCCGCCCCATTCATCCACAACGGTTTTCAGAATGTGTGTTTTCTTTACGTAGTCCTCAGGCAGAGTGCTCGTATCCGGTTCAGGAAGTATGGTGTAGCTCATATTCTACTCTCCATCCCGCGCTGTGCGGGGGTTGGGGTGGTGGGGTGAGGCTCTGCCCCAAAAAGGTCTGGACGAAGCTCGTCAAGCGGTATACCGAGTGCGCGGCTGTAGCGAATCGCTGCGTCGCCGCTGATCCGGATGACGCCCTTGCAGTGTTTGAAAGTGGTGGCAGTAGAGTAGCCAGCCTTTCGGCCGAGGGCCGCGAAGGACAGTCCCTGTTCGACGCGGTATGCTTCCAAATAATTTTCCATGCCGAATTATTGCCTACAAGCGAGAAAAATGTCCAGTAGAAATCGCTCACACAAGATAGATTTGGGGTGTCATTCTGAAAAAATGAGACTCGCATCTAAATCTGACACCTTGTGGGAAGCTTTTATTTCCCGCGTAAAAGACGAGCTTGCCGCTGGCTGGGGGGCACAGGACAGGCTCGCAAAGCGTCTTGGCGTAACTCCGGGCAACATTAAAAAATGGGTGAACGGAGACATTAAAACAGCGAAGTATCAAGACATGCTAAGATATATGGATGTTCTTGGGATTAAGCTGGAAGACATTTTTAAGGAATATAAGCCTGAGAATTGCGGCTATGGCTATGTCCGCAAAGTTCAAGCGAAGCTCGGAGCCGGCTCAAGCCTCGTCACCAACGGAGACGTGTCCGGACTCTACGCCTTTAGGCAAGATTTCCTCAATACAGTGGGCGGCAATCCGGATCAGCTCATCCTGTTTGATGTGATGGGTGACAGCATGGAGCCGACCATCCCAGACAAATCAACAGTACTCGTGGATATGCGCGACACACAGCCCCGAGACGGCATGATTTACGCCGTGCGCGTTGAGGACGAGCTGCTTGTAAAAAGGATATTCCGTGCACCCGGCAAGCTTATCTGCAAAAGCGACAACCCGCGCCGTGGCGAGGTCACAATTGACGGCGAAACGCCGGATTTTGAAATTTACGGCAGGGTTCGCTGGGTGGCCACGATAATGTAGATTAGATAATGTGGATGGGATGAAAGAGATAAAAATAACATCTGAGGCTCTCAGGCACTGGATGAAGGCGAAAAACCTGTCTCAGGTTGAGCTGGAAAGGCTGTCTGGAGTGAGCCAGAATTATATTTCCCAAATACTCAGCGGGAAAAGGCTGCCCGCGCTCAATAAGATTCAAGACATATGTAAGGGTATCGGCATCACGTTGGCTGAATTTTTTGCTCAGGAAGAAAAAACGCCCGTTGATTTTTCCATAGTGCCAAAAGTAAAGGCCAGGCCGAGGGCCGGAAACGGAGGACTTGAAACTGACGGCGACTATGAAGGGCTGTACAGCTTTCATACAGCGTTCCTGCTGCGCCGTGGCAATCCTTCCGAAATGCGCCTGTTTACCGTTGCAGGCGACTCTATGGAGCCGACCTTTGCAGAGGGCGATATGATTCTTGTGGATATGTCTCAGCGCGACGTGACAACAGGTAAAGTTTATCTCGTCCGCATCAGTGACGAACTAATGGTAAAGCGCGCGGAGAACCGCCCGGACGGCCTTTTGCTTAAAAGCGACAATCCGGACTACGAGCCTATCCACGTTCCAAAAAATGAAACCGTCGACGCAGCGATACACGGGCGAATAGTCTGGTCGTGTCGCGAGCACTAACTATACGCCGCACAAAATCGTGCGGCGCAACCCAGCACGGGAGGTGTCACATGTCGCCAGATTCAACCATTTGGGAAGCAGTTGGAGCATTAGCAAACGCCGCAGCGGCTATTTTTATAGCCCCTGCGGCGCATTCTATTGTTAATGGGCACCGCCCCGTTGTGGAAAGCGTGGAGCACGGCGTAAGCGTTACGCTGTTTAACCCCAATAGCCATCCGGTAATAATTTTTGGGGCCATTGCCACGACTGGGCTGTTAGTTGGGTCTCTTGGTCATGGCACGGGTGAAATTGACGTTTGTGGCGACTTAAGCAGCCATTGGGAGCACAGGCGCCTCTGTGTCATTAAACCTCACGAGAGTGAAGCAATTAGCGTGCACGCCTTAAAAGACCCCAGACATGCTATGGCTGTGCGCACCAACGTCGCAGTCTGGAGAATAAAACCGATAACAAAGACTCACTTTTGCATTGTTTTCTACCAGCAAGAGGCGTGGTGGCGTAATTTGCTTCCCCTACTCTCTCGCAGAATGCGCCTGTATCTTCGAAAGGCTTACGCCGAATCAGCGCAAGACTAGGGATAGTAAAAAGCCCTACGTCAAAACATGGCCTCCACGGGGCGTCTTTATCCACCCCGAACACGTGGTATCCGACAAATTCTTCAAACGGCATCTCCGGCTGATGCCCAAGCCTGCATAAAGTCACATATGCCAAGGTATTATAGCGCGTAAACGCCACCCTCCGCTGTGGTCGGTCGAGCATTTTTCTGTCAGAGACGTTGATTAGCGGACTACAATCGAACTCCATAATCTTCATTTCTGGTCTAAACATATTTTTTCTCGCTCCCTCTTGCCGCTTTTCAGCGGCTTTTTTATTTTTTACACAAAATATATCTTTTAAGCAATTTTTAGCTTGCACAAAATATAGCTTGCAGGCAATATTTACTCACGAACGGCGCGAAAGACCGAAACGGCGCGGCGCAGCCCGCTACAGGTCGGAACCGCCGGGAGTTACCGCCAACAAGTACCGAGCACGGAAAGCCAGCCCTAGAGGCGGCGTACGACGGCAGGGAACGGCGCAGAACGGCAGAGGACAGACAGAGTACGGTTCCCGCCCTGCGGAGCGGCAGCGATTAGTAGGGCGCTGCCGCTGGCAACCCACGGCAAGGGCGGCTGCGGATCAGCACCGGACACCCCGCAAACACGGGTTTTCTGATGATTAAGTGCCTCACAAGGGGCTGTCCGGATACCGCAGGGCGGGAACAGCAACAGCGAGGAGCCTTCAATGTGGATCGTCACAGCACGAAAAAACGGCCAGATAGCGGCCCTGTCCAGCGGCGACGTGCAGCAGGCCCTCAGACACCTGTGGGGTCTGGCACAGCAGGGATGCAACGTAAAACTACGGAGGGAACCGGCATGTGGCACGCACTCAAACGCGAACTGACGGCGATCGTATGCGGCCTGTTAGGCGTGGCGGTTCTGGCCTTCCTGCTCGGCCTCGCAGACTACATGGAGCGGACACTATGAGCGGATACGCAGCAATCATTTTTGACGAAGACGAGTGCACCCCCTCAAGCGTCTGGTACGGCACCGAGGATGATGTGTGCGCATGGGTTGAAGAAGCGTGCGCAGCAGGGAAGAGTGCTTTTGTGGCGCGCATTACGGACGAACGGCGGCCTCAGATTTCACAGCAGGAAGCTGATGCGCAAGCGTGGCGCCTGCAGTGCCTGACAGACACGCTGATGGGCGCCCGGACGAGGCACTAGCCATGCCGACAGAAGCCTACCCCTGCGACGACTACGAGGAATGGACCAGCCACGAAGCGTGGCGGCAGGCCCTTGAACACAACGACATAACGGAATTTTAGGAGGCAACATGTTTAAGCGGGCGGAACGGAAAAAAGCAAAGCTGCGGCTGGCGCTGTGCGCGCCCAGCGGGGCGGGAAAAACATACTCCGCCCTGCTCATTGCTCAGGGACTCGGCGGCTCCATCGCCATGATCGATACAGAACGCGGCAGCGGAGAACTGTACTCGCACCTGTGCGCATACGACGCCTGTCAGGTTGAACCGCCGTACACGCCGCAAAAATATATCGAGGCGATCCGGTTCGCAGAGCGTGCAGGCTACACCACCATCATCATAGACAGCCTGACCCACGCATGGGCCGGTCAAGGCGGGCTGCTGGAAGAAGTGGATAAACGCAAGGGGCGCGGCAACGATTTTACGGCATGGCGCGATATCACCCCGCAGCACAACGCGCTTGTTGACGCCATGCTGCAAAGCTCCTGCCACATCATCGGCACCATGCGCACAAAAACAGCCTACGACATGGTCAAGGACGACCGCACCGGCAAGGTGAAACCCGTCAAGGTCGGCCTCGCCCCCGTCCAGCGCGACGGCCTTGAATACGAATTTACTGTCGTCATGGACATCGACACAGAGCGCCACATGGCAACGGCCAGCAAGGACCGCACCAGCCTGTTCGACGGAAAAGTTTTTGTCCCCACGGTGGACACAGGCCGCGCCCTGCTCGAATGGCTGGAAGGTGGCAAGCCCGCGCCGGAACAGAAACAGGTGGACATGCACGAGGTGGAGACGGCTTTTTTCAGCGCAACCACAGAATCCGACCTCAATCAGGCGGCAACCACTCTCGGTGTGGGTAAAGGGCATCCCCAACGCGCAGCGGTAGAAGCCGCTTACAGGCAGCGCCTTGCAGAAATCCACGGCGCACAACAGGCGGCTGCAAACGGCGCCGCACAGGAGCATGCACATGCTTAACGAACAACTGAAAATCAACGAATCCCTGCCGCAGATCAGCTTCGACTACGAAGGGCTGAAAGCATGGGCCATCAGTATCACAGAACAGTTCAAGGGACTGGTGGTAACGGAAGCCGACATTGCCGCCATCAAGTCAGAAATGGCCGGGCTGAACAAGGCAAAAGACATGGTCGAAGCGGCACGCAAAGAGGCCGTCAAGCGCGTATCGGCGCCCATCAAGGAGTTCGAAGCGCAGGTCAAAGACGTTGTTGCCATCATCATAGAGGCCCGCGCCGCACTCGCCGAACAGGTCAAGCGGTTCGAGGACCAGCAGCGCGAAGACAAGCGCGTGGCCGTTCAGTTCCAGATTGACGCCCTTAAAGACGAGCACGGCGTCAGCATCGACATACCCGTTCAGGACTCATGGCTCAACAAAACGAAGAAGCTCGGCGATGTCAAATCAGCTGTCGAGGCGATTATCCTGCAGCACATCAAAGCAGAGCGCGAACGCGAAGAGCTGCAACGCGCCAGACAGGAGCGCGTGTACGCCATCGAGCAGCGCGTGCTGAGTAAAAACGAAAGCTGCGGTCTCAACGTGTCTATTTCGGCCTTTCAGATATTCATGGACAGCGACACCCCGCTGGAGGAGGTCTACCGGCAGATTGACCACTATTTTTACGAGGCGCATCAGCACGCCGAGGCCGAAAAACTCCGCGCAGCAGAACGCCAGCGCAGGGCAGAAGAAGCAGCGGCAGCGCGTCAACAGACCGCACCGCAGCAAACCACGGCACAGCGGCAAGCGACTGTGCAACCGCAGCGCCGCGAACTGCGCACCCTGTCCATAATGATGGAATACGACGCCGTAAACGAGGCAGCAGTCAGCGCCAGCATTGACGCCCTGCTCTCTCTGGCAACCCGCCAGCGGGTAACCCGCAGCCACCAACAGGCAGCCTAACCGGAGGATACCATGAGCGACGAACGCACACAGACCATCGAGCTGATCGACCAGATCAACGCCAAGCAGACAGCGCTTCAGGCAGAACTCGCAGACGTTGCACGCAAACACAACAAGTCGGCAGCACGCCGGGCACGCAAAATCACGCTGGAACTGGACGCCCTGCACAAGCGGTTCCGCAAGGTCTCAACCCACATTTAAGGCCATGACTACCGCCCTCACCATACAAGAGCTGCGCGAGGCCGTGGAGGCGGCCTCCGCACCACCAAAAGTTCCTAACCGTGAAGGAATATCTGCTGGCGACCGCTACCACATAAGAGTGAAGGCCAGCGGCGAGATGCAGTACGAACCGGTGCTGGTGGTACGAGCCCCTTACCTCGCCCCGTTCGGCCAGGGCCGTCAGGCATGGTATGTCGATGTATCCGGCTGGAACTACAGAGGGCCGGTGTTGGTGACAAAACTTATCGAGGTGAAGTGATGGAACGTCCGATTTTATTCAGTGGCCCCATGGTTCAGGCAATACTGGAAGGCAGGAAGACGCAGACACGGCGGGTCGTTAAGCCTGTCGACAGGCTCGGAGACATCAAGTCCATAACCCATGCCGACTACCATAGCGTGTTTGGCGGTGATGCGTGGATCGCGGCAAACGGGACAACGCCCCCCTATTTAAGCACCCGCATCGAATGCCCCTACGGCAAAAAAGGCGACCGCCTGTGGGTTCGGGAGACGTGGAGGTTATTCGACGCAATAAAAGAGTGTGAATGCTTAGAAACTCCCTGTGGATGCCCAAAAACTGGCACACCATTGTACAAAGCATCACATGACGATGGGGAAAGTAAATGGAAACCATCCATCCACATGCCCCGCGCCATATCGCGCATTTTGCTTGAAATTACCGACATCCGCGCTGAACGCCTGCAGGACATCAGCGAGGATGACGCAGTGGCGGAGGGCGCTATCTTAGACTGCTCGCGAGACAGCGAACGATGCGCCCTCGAATACTGTAAAAACGAGGTATCGTGCCCCCACATAACTCGTATCGGAGGGTTCCGTCAACGCTGGGACTCCATCAACGCCAAGCGCGGCTACGGATGGGCAAAAAACCCTTGGGTATGGGTCGTCGAATTTAAACTCATTACACAGTCATAACCCCCATCACCAGCCGCGACAGGAGGTGATCTCGGAACATAGTCGCGGTTGGCAACGGAGCAGTTACGCAATTGGCTGCTTCGCGAGGGAACCTGAACAGCGACCGGCTCCGTGTCGGGTGCGGTGATCTTAGTCTAGCCGCACTGCCAGGACAACGGGCCACGTAACGCGCACGGCGCCTCCTTGCCTCATCGGTGCAGAGGTCGAAGCGCGTAAAGCACCAACGGACGTGGGGGCGGGGTTGCAGCCCCGCCCCATGTCGGAAACTGGAGGGAGATATGAGCGAAGTAAAATTTACCAAGGGGCCGTGGAAGAAAGAAGGTCATGCTGTTTATGGCCCCAAGCACGCATTGTCTAAACATAAAAACGGTCGCGTGCTCGTGTGCGAAGTCGTTCGCGGGTCACACCGTGCAGACCCCGTGCTGGATGGCGGCGCAGACCGCTTCGGGTTCGATTCCGAGGCAGACGCCCACCTCATCGCCGCCGCGCCGGACCTGTACGCCGCGCTTGAAGCGATGTGCAGGAACGCACTTGAAATCGGATATTGCCACATGGCGGAATGCAATGAATGCAAAACAATGGCAGCCCTCCGCAAGGCGCGGGGCGAGGAGTAAACATGCTGACAGTCAACAGGCCCCTGAAAACCTACTGCCAGCACGAACAGGAAAAGAAGACTCTGCCCATGCGCATGTGCTTTGCAGCCGGCTGCCCGATTCGATGCGCCGTGTACTGCGAGCGGCGCGGGTATGACAGGTATGGCAGGCCGGTGCGTGGTGAGGTGAATTGAAGACGCTGCCCAGCGGCAATGTCTCTATCGAGGCCCGCGCGGTGCCCGCGTAGCAAAAACCGCGCAAAACAAGCAGGAGGAAGACAGCAATGCCAACAGTAACATGCCAATATTGCGGCAGCGAGTTCGAGGCGCCGCAGTCCAGAATCGACATCGGTCGCGCCAAGTTTTGCAGTCGTCAATGCGCCAACGCGGCGCGTGTCAAAAAACCTCAGACAGGCACGTGCGCGTGGTGCGGAGTCGCGTTTACGGCGTCACACCCGAACCAGCGTTTTTGTTCACAGTCGTGCGGCGCAAAAAATCAGGCGCTCAGCGCCCAGCGCATATGCAGGTACTGTGGCGAAAAGTTCAAGGCCACATCCCCGAAACAGCGATTCTGCGGCCCCCTGTGCCGGTCGCGTTCGCTGTCTGCCGACAGAAAAAAGTTTCTCGCCACACAACAGCAGAAGGAAAACTGCTACGGCATGAGCTTTGACCCGTGGGCGGTCAAGGCGACTCACGGCGGGGTGTCAACAAGCGAATGCCCGTTCTGGTAGGTGGATAAGATGCAGCTACTGAATAAAAGCCAGATTGCGGATGCGCTCAGCTCGACGCCCAGCGTCGCTGCCGCAATCCTCGCCGAAAAGGGTGTCCACCCGATCGACTTCGGACTAGGCCGATCCCGTGGAAAACGGTGGCTGAAATCGGCTGTGGATGCAGCGATTCAGCAACTCCACTCCGAGGCCAACCCAAAGCCCAGAGAACGCAAACCACGACCGCAACCCCCGGTTGTCTCTCTCGCCACGATGTCTGCAGCAGACGTTTACGCATTGACCAGACAACACCCCACGCAGTAACAACGTGCCAAGGCACATTTGGCACGAAAGGAGATGACCGCATGGCTATCCGCTATCGTGCAGGGCGCAAAAGCCCTTGGCAAGTATACTGGAACAACCCCCACACGGGGAGGCGCGAGTGCGCCAGTTTCGCAACGGAGACAGAGGCCAAAAAAGAAAACTCCCTTATTGCACACCGACTAAAGCATGAAAGGGAGTTTTTCACAAAAGAGTCTTCTGAGCCAGAATCACGGCACATTACTCTGGAGGCCGTATATCTGCAATACCTCAAGGCGAAGCAGTTCAGCAAGAAAGACTTGTACTGGCAAATGGACAGCATGCGCACACCCCTGCAAATGCTTGGAAATGAGGACATAGCCAAAATCACCACGAAGCACCTTGAGGCCGTCATAGACGAACTCAAGCAAAAAGGCGTCAAGCCCATCACCGTACGTGTTCGTGCCAGCGTGTTGCGGGCTGTGATCCGCTGGGGGGCAGCACAGGGCTATTGCGAGCCTGTCGCGTTCCCCAAACTGCCCTCAGCGCAATGCGAAAAGTTTGTCCCGCCGACGCCCGAGGAGTTGTCGCTTATCATGATGCACGCACCGTCACATATCCAGCGCGTCGTTATCCTCGGCTCTCAACTGGGCGTGCGTGTGGGGCCGTGCGAACTGCTACGCCTCACATGGGCGGACGTTGACTTTTCCCGGGCCTCGCTGCGGGTGCACGGCTCAAAAAAGAACAAAAGCCAACCTTGGCGCGAAGTACCAATCCGGCAAAGCCTCGTCCCGATATTCAAAGAGTGGCACGCAGAGGATGGGCACACAACCGGGCACATTGTCCATTTCAGAGGATCACCAGTGCAGTCTATCAAGACCTCGTGGAATAAAACCCTCAAACGCGCCGGCATCACCCGCCGCATACGCCCGTATGATCTGCGCCACGCATTTGCCACAGAGGCTATAGCCGCTGGGGTAGATGTCGGCACGGTTTCAAAACTAATGGGACACACGACGCCGACCATGGTGCTCAAGCACTACCAGCATGTCCTCGACCAGCAAAAACGAGCCGCAGTCGAGACATTGCCGGAGGTACAATATGTGCCCAAAGAAATGTGCCCAAAAGAAAAGGCACTTCCTGACTTGCAGTAAGTGCCTGTATTTTCTGGAGCCAGCAAACAGAATTGAACTGTTGACCTGCTGATTACGAAACTCAGGGGTTACGGCTTAACAGGCTGTAATAACACAGCAAGCCAACATATAATATGTGCCAAATGTGCCCACATAGCACATAAATATGTGTCCAAAAATGTGCCCACAGCAAACGGGCACAGTCCGCGGCTATTCCGCCTAGAGCGCTAACCCCGCCCGCTCACTTCTCAGCGCCTGCGCCTGCGCCTCGATATCAGCAAGCCTCGCATCATCCTCCGGCGTGCCGCTTCCGGCAACCTTCGCCCGCAGCGGACGCACCGCCTCAAGGTCAAGCCGCATCAACTCCGCGTCAATCTCTGCAATGCGCGCCGTGGGTGGCAACACCCAGCCGCCGGAAGCGTCAGCCACATGGGCAGGCGTCGGTTGCGCCTCTGTCATCTCAATTGCACCTGCAGGCGCAAGATGCGGCAGGCACATCTCATACCGCGCCTCGCCGACAAATCCATAAAGAGGCATAGCCTACCTCCTCACCACAACGGGTGTCGTGTTCACGGTTACGCCGCTGATAGCGGCAGGCGTAGCACTCAGCAGTGCGGTTCCCTGCGTGGCCTGCACATGCCACCCGCCGAACGGGTTATCCAGTATGGTGCCGGTGGCAGGCAGCCGTACGCGGTCGCCAAGGGCATAGCCGTTGACTGCAGTTATTGCGCCGCCGGATTTTACAGCCGTTCCGATGTAAACGCGGCAGGTAGGTGAACCCGCGACGTTGTACATTATGACCTCTGCGGGGTTGAAGATATCGGCCAGCGCGTCGGCTCTTTCCGCCCCGACCTCAGGCACAACGGCAGTCGCACCGAATCCAAAGAAATTCCCGTCTTCAGCTATATCAGCGTACACATGGCGAGTTCCGTCAGCCGCAGAAGACAGGTCGATAGCTTGTAGAGATGCTAACTCCTCTGAAAGCTGTACTCGACCACTATCTGCATACGCAACCTGCAGCCCTGCCGGTATTGCAACATGCCCCGCGGGTACATCATCAAACGTAATATTCAACTCACCGAAAACTACATATGTAGAAGCAGTATCCTGAATTCCCGTTATCCGCATACGCAGCACCTTGCACCTGAAAGGAGCAGAAAGGGGAACCTCTTTTGCTGCCTGCTGTGCATCAGGAGCTAACCCTGTAATGTTTTCAACAACAACCCCATCGGCAATTAGTTGAAAATCTTTGGGGAATCTTGACAACCAATCTGTGCTCAGACGCGGCATTATGCTAATGGCGCTGACAGAACGTTCTACGCCGAAGTCAATTTCGACGAACTCATCACCCACGCCACCTACAAAAGAACCAGACACACTCGCCCAGCTATCAGTAGGGTCAACGGCTGTCCCGTTAAACAGCTTCCATGCGGCAGAAACATCATTATATTTTGAACTCTCCCGCACGGTCATACCGTCACACCAGTAAGCGGAAAAAAGAGGTACCTGCGGCGCAAGGATACTCATCACTGGCGCGTCGCAGTCTTCTGCGGTCCACCCTGTGGGTCGCGCTCCAAGCGGAGCCTTGACAATAGACTGAGGAGCGTGCGCAGTGCCGGTCCTGATGCCGCCCAGCGCGGCGTCAACAGCACCCTTGCTGTACACGTCAAGCGCAGCCCTCGCGCCCTCTGCGGTGCTTGCACCTGTGCCGCCCTGTGCCACGGGCCATACCGTAGTACCCAGCCCGTGCGCGCTGGCATCGGCATTGTGTGTGGTGACGGCAGAGTTTGCAGCCGCAACCCCCGCCCCTGCGGCCTCCGCACCGATAGCGGCGCGCCATGCGGCACCGTCAGTCACGTTGCTGGCGTCTGCCTGTGCGGCCTGATCCGCCGGTACGCCGTCACGCCATGATACGACGCCCGCTGGGCTCTGGTGCAGGTAGCGGCTGCCTGTTGCCGTGCTCGTGGCAGGGTAATGCCCGCCCTGTACTTTGTGGTGGTTCAGGTCTGTCGGCCCATCGTCCACGGCGGCGTCAATCTTGACAGCCACGGCGCTGTTTACGGTATCGCCGTCGGGCGTCTCGTCCAGAATGGTCGTCACCCGGCGCTCGTACTGGCCGGTCTCGCTGTTGTATGGCATATGTCCTCCGTCCTTGGAGCCGTGCCCCACGTCCTGTGGGGTTTATTGCTGCGGTCTATTTACGGGGCGCCCTGTGGCCTCAGAAAGATACCAAAGGAAGTCGTCCGATGTTTCCCGCGCAGTGTCACCGGCAAGAGCCATAAGGGCCAACCTGCCGAGGTGCTGCGGAATCTCGGAGGGCACAGACGCCGCCTTGTTCGTTCCGTCTGCTAGCCACTTTACAAAGTCGGGATTGGTCATCAGGCGCGCTATCCTGCGCTGCGTACCGAGCCGTGCGGCCTGCAATGCAGTGCCAGCAACTGCGCCCTGAACAGCACCGGAAACACTCATGCCGCCAGCCCCGCCAAACACCGCGCCTGTGCCTGCAGTGTTTAGGATCGGCCGCCAAAGCTCATCCCACGCAGCACTCTGCGCCGTCTTGCTGCTGTTTGCGTATTTATCAAGAGACTTGAAGAACTCAGCATTTTTCAACAGTCCGTCCATCTCCTTTTTTGCGGGGCCGAAAAGAATATCAGCGGCGCCCGGCGACGCCTGCTGCATCTTGTTGTAGTTCGTCAAAAACGTTGAAAAGCTGAAAGTGTCGCCTGCTGCGCCTTGGTTGCCCGGCGTTGCCCTGCCAAGGTCTCTGTATGCTCTTGACCTGACAGCGGATGCAGTCTCAGGCGAAAGCATGTTGAATGTCTTCATCAGGCTTTCAACGGCAGGCTTGCCGCCGTTCATCAGCCTGTTGTATATAGCGGCAGGCTCAGGGTTTTTCAGAATGCCAGCGGCCTCGTCAAGCAACCCCACGTCGCCCATTTTCTTGTCACCGCGTCCGCGCTTGTACCAATCTTTCGCCATTGCTATATCTTGCGCGGCATCGTCACCGCCATTGCGCAATGCAGCAGCGGCAATGTCTTTGTCTGCCGCGCGTTCAAAAGCCATGCGCAGCCTGTCAACGTCGTCAGCTTCGTGCGCAAGCTTTTTGTACGAGCCTCGCGCCGCCTTTTTAATTGAATCCAGCGCAGCCTTGCTGATATGCCCGTCCTTAACGGAACTAAGCACAAGCTCTGCCTGCCGCAATGACGGGGCAAGCGCGTCGGCAAGGTAAGGACTTTGCGCAGCCTCGTTCTTCACACTCAATGCCGCCGCAACGATGTTATCAGCTGCAATAGGAACATCATCAGGCACATACGCCGCAACGCGGTCCCACAGCGTTTTATTGACATCCCGCCACGACGACTGAGCCGCGTCAGCATCACTTCTTATGCTCTGTCCTATCGAATACGGGTCAAGGTCAGGTCCAAGCTTGTCGGCTATGCTCTGGTTCACTTCCTGCGCCCGTGCATAGTTGTGCGCGTCAACCTCGCCCATAATGCTGCCTGTGCCGGGCTTGCCGCGTAAGGATTGCGAAAAAGCCTGCGCCTCCGGACTGTCCAGCATGCCGACTTCCGGCTTGAACCCTTGCGCCTCCATCGCCGCTATTTGGGACGCGCTCCGCGCCCCAACTGGGCCGACACGCTTCTTGGCGTATGTCTTGATGGGCGAAAATGCGGATTTCGCAGTATTGCCGACAGCCTGAAACACGGGCCCGAGCACTTTTTCACCTACAACGTTCAAGCTTGCGTCAGTTGCTGCCCGGCCTATCTGCTGTGGTATGGTGGGCATCTGTTCGGGGGTAAAAAGCCCCCTCACATAATCGTATGCCGCGCCACCCATAGCGTCACCAGCAGCCATAGCGGCGGGCACGGTGACAGCCTCTTCCGGGAAAGCCGCCTGCGGGCCAAGCTGCCCGGCAACCAGCGCAGCACCACCGCCAAGCGCAGAGCCTGTAGCCTGCGCTACGCCTCGCCAGTCCTGTGCTTTAAGCGAATCCATAAAGCCGGTTTTCTTTTCAGGCGGTCGGGTTGTGCTTGCAACATCCTTCCACCCGTCACCCTCAAGGGCGAACACTTCGCCACCCTTACCGCGAGCGGACGGGACTTTTTCCCACGCATCGCCGTTCAGCTTAAAGACTTCGCCCGTATCGGGGTTATGTGCGTACTGCATGACTTATTGCCCCCCTACGAGCACGGCACCGTCTGGCAGAGGCGGCAGATTTTTCT